GCGCCACCGCCCACATCGCGCCGGGTTCTATGCGCGCGGTGTCCGGATTGAACACGCCGTCGTCGATGCGCGTGTAAATGCCGGCCATGGCGATCGAGGCGGATTTGAGCGTCAGTTCGACCGCCTTGTTGAGGGTTTTCGTCGTCGGCAGATTGAGCAGCACCGGGCCATAGCCCATGTCTTCGCCCGGCAGGCGGAAATAGCGCATGGCGACAAAGGGACATTCGAGCGAGGTTTCGGTCCAGGTATCGCGCTCTGTGTCGCCGTCCTCGTAGGCGCAAAAATACCAGTTGTTGTTGGCCGCGTCGAAAATCACATTTTGACAAAAGGTGATTTCTTCCTCGCCGTTTGTCTCGGTCAAAAACTCCGGCTTGTAGTTGCCTTTCGGGAACGCCTCCTTGACCGCGCGCCGGGTCCATTTCTTCTTCCAAAAATAGCCTTCGAGCCGCCCGTAAGGGCCGCTGTCAAACGCCATCTCATCGAGCGGCACATTGGCGAAGCGCACTGGCTGGGTGGCGTTGCCCTCGAGGATCAGGGTCGTGCCGGTCGAAATGAACGCGTCGAGGATCATCTCGATCGCCGCCTGGTCCCATTCGCCGTTGAGAAATACCGGGTGGATTTGATCGGAAATCAGCTGCAGCTCGCGGCGGGCGTCGTCGACGTTCATGCCGAGCTTGGCGACGGCCGGGCCTGGATCGAGCGCGAAAAACGGCTGGCCCGGCGGGAACAGATCCTGCTGCAGCCGGCCGGCGGCGCGCATCCAGGCGACGGCGGCGGTGTTGTCGAACATCTTGTTGGTGCGCGCCTGCGGGTTTCTCTTCGCCCAGCGGGTCGAAAGCCGATGCGGCGCGACATAGTCGTAGGCGTCGATGAGCACCTTCTGCCATTCGTCGCGCTTCCCCCAGGCGCGTTCGGCGCGCGTGCGGAGCGCTTTGCTGGGCGGGTTGGGAGCGGCGGCCGCCGCCTGTTGGCGGTCCATTTAGCCCCCGAGCAGCTGTTGGCGATCGCGCGGGCTGTAGGTCAGCAAGGCGCGCCCGAGGCCGGGCTTGCTGAGCGAAGCGCTCTCATTGTCGTTTTGCGCCTGCGAGCGGCTGAGCAGCGCGAGCTGCTGGCCTTGGGTGTTGCGCAGCGCCGCGGCCTGCTCCGCCATCTGCTGCTGCACCTGCATCTGCAGGAGCGCGTTCTGCATGGCGGAGCTGTTGTTGCTGCCCCCGCCGAAAATGCTGCTCATGTCCCGCTCCAGATCCACAGCCCAGGGGCGTCGCCGGGGTGAAAGCCGGTCAGCCGCGCCAGTCGCTCGCCGGGCCGCCAGCCAGGCTGGACACGCGCCGTCACGCTCGCATCATGGCGCGCGAGGTCTAGCGTCAATTGCGCCAGTCGCACGAAATCCAGGAGGCTTCTGGCGAGCTCCGGACGGCAGGCAAACCACGCCTCGAGCGCGCCGGGCCCGGTCTCCATCAGCCCCATGCAGGCGAGACACACGCCCTCATGATCGACAAAGCCCCAGCTCTTGCCCATGCTCGACTGGACGCGGGCGACGAGCTGCGGCGTCAGCCCGGGCGGCATGTCGTCGCGCGCCAGCATTTCGGCGAGCGGAATGAGCGGCGCGGGGCGGATGAGCGCGAGCGCCATGCTAGACCCTGAAATCGCTGTTGAGGATGACCGGCCGCGTGTTGGGCGCGAAGCCGCCGGGCCGGAAGCCCTGGGCGGCCTTGCGCACCGCCCCGGCGACGCCCTGCAGCCCAAGCGCGACATACTGCAGCGCGTCGTGGACGTTGGCGTAATCGTTCTTCTCCGGGCGCGGGTTGGCCCCGTTCTGCACCGTGCCATTGGGGTTGAGCCGATAGCGGTAGTGGCTCATGAAGCCCTTGACCAGCATCGGGCAGCGCGGCCCGTTGACGACCAGGCCGCGCGCATGGCCGCCGGTCTTGGTCATCACCGGCATGACCAGCAGATTGCGCACCGCCTCCGTGCGCAGCGGGATTTCGTTCGACGGCGCGGCGATAAGCGGCCCCTCGCCGAAAGCGAACACCGCCTTACGGATGATGTCGATCGCCGAGAGGTCGCCGCCTTCCTTGTCGGCGCCGTAGTCGTTCGAGGGATCGTAATAGGAGATCCCGAGCCGGCAGTTCGAATAGCGCTCGGCGATGGTCGCGGCGAGGATCTCGGCGAAGCGGGTGACGCCGCAGCGGCCGGCGTAGAGCTCCTCGAGCACGAGCAGCTGCAGATTGGGCGCGCGCTGACAGATGACCGCGCCCGGGTGCAGCCCGGAAATATCGAGCCCGAGGTGAATGTCGACGTCGGGCAGCGGCTCGAGCGGCGCGACGTTGAG